GTGTTGACAATATGGACACTTATAAGTATATTCTAGCTACGATTCATACAAGTGATCGGATTTTACAGGAAATCTCTAACCTGCTTAACCCCAAGGAGCCCGATGATGACAAAGTCACACGCATTAGAAAATAAGTATAAAAAAGAAAATAAGAAAGCTAAAGAAAAAACTAAGGAAACTAACTTAGACAAATTACCCACACCTACTGGCTGGCGTTTATTAGTAATGCCCTTTGCAGTCAAAGAAGAAACTAAAGGTGGAATTATTATCGCACAAGAAGCATTAAACCGAGCACGTGTATCAACGCAAGTTGGTTACGTTCTTAAAATGGGAGATCTTTGTTATCAAGACAAAGATAGATACCCTACCGGTGCTTGGTGCAAGGAAAAAGATTGGGTGGTGTTTGCACGTTATGCAGGCTCACGCATGGAGATTGATGGTGGAGAGATAAGAATGTTAAACGATGATGAGGTATTAGGAACTATATCAGATCCTGAAGACCTTATTCACGCAATGTAATCCATAGGAGGAATATACTATGCTAGACGAAGAAAAAACAATAGACGTTGGCGAAGCTAACGAACAAGAAACGACAATTGATCTGGATGCACCTGCTGCTCAAGAATCAGTTAAAGAAGAAATACACGTAGAAGAAATACCTGCTGACGAAAAACCAAGTGAAGCCAAAACGGATAAAGAAGAACTTGGTGAATACTCAGATGGTGTTAACAAAAGAATAGCTAAACTTACGCGTAAAATGCGCGAGGCTGAAAGGCAAAAAGAAGAAGCTATTACTTATGCTAAAAATGTAACTGAGGACGCTAACAAATTAAGAACTAGATTTAATAATTTAGATAATAATTTTGCCAAAGAGTTTGAACAAAGAGTTACAGGTAGTACTGAGGCCGCTAAACAAAGATTAGCCGCTTCTATTGCTGCTGGTGATGTTGAAGCACAAGTTGAAGCACAATCAGAAATAGCTACTTTAGCTATGGAAAACACTAGAGTAAAACGTATTAAGCAAGAACAAGAGTATCGAGCTAACGCTCCAGCACCTGTTCAGATGCCACAACAAAGCACGCCACAACCAGCAAGACCCGACCCACAAGCAGATGCTTGGGCGTCAAAAAACTCTTGGTTTGGCTCAGATAATGCTATGACTTACACTGCTTTTGACATACACAAGAAATTAGTAGAAGACGAAGGTTTTGATCCAAATACGACAGATTATTATTCTGAAGTAGATAGAAGAATAAGACTTGAATTTCCGCACAAATTTGATAGTGTAGAGAGATCTACTGATGCACCCGTGCAAAACGTAGCAAGTGCCAAACGTCCAGCCACAAAAGGACGCAGAAAAACCGTGAGGCTCACACCATCACAGGTAGCAATTTCTAAAAGATTAGGTGTGCCACTCGAAGAGTATGCGAAACAATTAGCCGCGAAGGAGGTATAAGCATAATGACTAAAAAACAAACTGATACTAAAACAGTTAAAACTTCCCGCGTGAGCGAAACTAGGGTCAAAAATGAAAGACCTGCAGTTTGGACTCCACCCTCATCTCTAGATTCACCGCCTGCACCAGACGGGTATCGACATAGATGGATAAGAACTGAATCAATGGGTTTCGATGATACTCAAAATGTTTCAGGAAAAATGCGTTCCGGATGGGAATTTGTAAGAGCAGATGAATATCCGAATGACAATTATCCAAGCGTTGATACTGGTAAGTATGCAGGAATGATAGGAGTTGGCGGCCTTGTGCTGGCAAGGATACCTGAAGAAATCGCAAAGTCGCGTGAAGCGTACTTTAACAACTTAACTGCGGAAAGAAATGAAGCAGTGAATAACGATCTCATGAAGGAACAGCATCCAAGTATGCCGATTAATAATGATCGACAGACTCGTGTAACTTTTGGTGGTTCAAAAGACTAAAATTTTTTAGGAATTTTTACCCATCATTTTAATCAACTAACCCTTTAAGGAGGAAAACAATATGGCTAATCAAGATGCCGCATTTGGTTTCAGAGCAATGGGAAAACTAGGTAGTAGTGTTAATAACATGGCTACAAGTGAATACAAAATAGCAGACAACGCTAACCTCGCTTTATTTCAAGGTATGATTGTCGGTAATGCTAGTGGTGTTATTACAGCAGGGACTGCAACAAGTGCAGCTAACCTTGGTGTTTTAAACGGTGTGTTCATAACTAAAGATCCATCAACTGGGAAACCAACTTTTAAAAATCAGTATGCACAGACTAATGTGGCTGCTGGTGAAACAATAACTGCGTTCGTATACGACGATCCTAATACTCTGTTTGAAGTACAAGCAGGTGGAGTTCTAGCACAGGCAGCACAAGGAAATAATATTGACTCAGCAGGAGTAGCAGGAAGTGCCATTAATGGCAGATCCACATCTACTACGGCTTCGTCGGTTACAGGTTCTGGTGCTACAGCACAGTGGAGAATTATTAGACCGTCTTCGGACCCAGAAAACAATGACATCGCCTTAGCGAATTGTAATTATGTAGTTAAATTTAACGAGCATCTTTACCTTACGACTACTGGTGGTGACGCATAATAGCAGGAGGAATATATGGCTATATCAAGAGGACAACTAGCAAAAGAGCTAGAGCCAGGTCTGAATGCATTATTCGGACTTGAGTACAAAAACTACGAGAATCAACATTTGGAGATTTTCGACAAGGAATCATCTGACAGAGCTTTTGAAGAAGAAGTAATGTTAAGTGGTTTCGGATCTGCTGGAGTTAAGCAAGAAGGATCTGCTATCGGTTATGACGATGCGCAAGAGACTTTCACTGCACGTTACACTCATGAGACAATTGCTCTCGCTTTTTCTATTACAGAAGAAGCAATTGAGGATAACTTGTATGACAGCCTTGGTTCACGTTATACCAAAGCACTTGCAAGATCTATGGCAACAACAAAACAAGTTAAAGCTGCAAACGTACTAAACAACGCTTTTAACTCAAACGTTACAGGTGGGGATGCAAAAGAGCTTTGTGCTACTGATCACCCTACTTTAAACGGGACAGTTAGTAACACGTTGACTACGGCTGCTGACCTTAATGAGACATCTTTGGAGCAATCGTTAATTGACATTGCTAACATGACAGATGAAAGAGGCTTAAAAATTGCTGCAAAAGGAGTAAAAATGATTATTCCTTCTGCTTTACAATTTACTGCTGAAAGACTGATGAAGTCTTCTCAAAGAGTTGGTACTGCAGATAATGATATCAATGCGGTCAAATCAATGGGGATGATTCCTCAAGGTTATGTAGTGAATAACTACCTAACTGATACTGACGCATTCTTTATCAAGACTGATGTTCCTAATGGAATGAAATACTTTGAAAGAGCAGCTTTAAAAACTGCTATGGAAGGTGATTTCGATACAGGTAACATGAGATACAAAGCTAGAGAAAGATACAGCTTCGGCTTTTCTGACTATAGAGGTATCTTCGGATCACCAGGAACTGCTTAATTCTTAATTAAGTAATCTAATTTAAAGGGGGCTTCGGCCCCCTTTTTATTTGCATATTGCTATTTAAAAGCGTATAATCCAAACACTGCATATTTAATTTAGTTAATATAGACTCGTGCAGTAGACACTCTCAGGACTATGTTAACGGAAAAACGGAGAAACAATTATGGCAACAACAACTTTTAATGGTCCAGTAAGATCAGAAAAAGGCTTTCAAGTAGCAACTAAAAACACAGCTACAGGAGCTATTACAACTAGACAAAGTTCAGGCATGCCTGACCTAACTGGTTTATCAATCGCAGATGTAGGAACAGCAACTAATTTAACATTAGCGGCTAATACTATTTCAGTAATAAATTATACAGGTGCAGCAGCTGCAACTTGTACATTACCAGCAGCAACTCGAGGTTCAATTGTAGTTTACTGTCAATCAAAAGACACCACTGGTGGAACAGCTACATTAATTTTTGATGCAGCAGGTTCTGACGTTTGGGCAACTGGTTCAGTAATTGAATCAAGAGGTTCAAGTGAAGTAACTTTTGATACTTCTGCAGCGAATGAAACTAAAATGACTTTTACCCCAGCTAATGCAACAACTAACTTGTTAACTACTGGTGGACAAATTGTTTTCATTTGTTATGAACAAGGTACATGGCACATTGCAACAAAACTAGCAGCAGAAACTACTCAAGTTACTGGTGCATTTGTTTTCGCAGCATAATAAATAATAATTTTAGAGGGCCTAAGGGCCCTCTTAATTTAGGAGATAACAATGAGTTCAGACTTACAATCAAAATATTTTGCGCCAGTTACCGCTGCAGATCCAAATGGAATTTGTCAAGATCAAACAAATTCTAGTGGCGCAGCATTAAGTTTAAATGGCGCTTTACAATCTGCTAGTGCAACTATTCCTTTTGGAACAGGACAAGCACAAAAAATAACTATTGAAGGTAGTGGTAATAACGCCGGTATAACTTTCGCTATTGTTGGCACTGATTCAGATGGAGTAGCAAATGGTGAAACAATTACTGGACCAAACAATGCAACTGTCACTAGTGTAAATTTTTATCAAAAAATAGTATCTATAACTTCAAGTGCTGCCGTAACCGGTAATGTTGAAGTAGGTAACGTTGGAACTGCTGTATTTACAGTTAACGTTGGTAGAACTAGATTAAAAGGTTTTACAGGAACTGGTGGTGATACTGCAGGTGACTTTATTTTTAGAAATGCATCAACAACTGGAACAGTTAAGTTTCAGCAAAGAATTTCAGGTGCTATTGAATCTGTTTCTTATTATATGCCTGAAGATGGTATTGTATTTAAAGATGGATTATACCTAGAGAGCGCTACTGACGTAGCAGACGGTATAAATATATTGTTCACAGGATAGGAGTCTAAATGGCAACTTCCGGTACTAATAATTTTGAAAGTACTTTTGTTTTAGACGAGG